TCGCCGACCTGGGAGCTTCCCCGCATCTCGCCGACCTGGGAGCTTCCCCACATCACGCCGACCCGGGAGCTTCCCCGCATCTCGCCGACCTGGGAGCTTTCCCACATCACGCCGACCTGGGAGCTTTCCCACATCTCGCCGACCTGGGAGCTTCCCCACATCACGCCGACCCGGGAGCTTCCCCGCATCACGCCGACCTGGGAGCTTTCCCGCATCTCGCGGACCTGGGAGCTTCCCCACATCTCGCCGACCTGGGAGCTTCCCCGCATCTCGCGGACCTGGGAGCTTTCCCGCATCTCGCCGACCTTCGTATCGCGGAGGAAAACCCCTTGGGCGGTTAGAACTTCTATTTCACCGCCGTCGAATACGCATTCTTCAAGACACCTCCTGAGAGCGTTCCAGCACGTGTCCTCATTGCTTTCTAACCACCACGACGGGACGGCCTGTTCATCGACACGGAAAGACCATTTTTTAAGGTCTTTCTCGAACACGTCTCCATCGGGCGGGGTGATTTCAAACCGCACAAAATTACGCCTGTCAGGTTCGGTGGCTGTGTCAACCAACCCAAAGCGCGTGATAATAACTTCGTGCGAGTCAATACCTTGAGCCCAAAGTACACCGTTCACCCTGTCAAAAATCCCTGAGAAAAAATTGCACATATCGAACCCTCCTAAAATTTGTGTTTGTCCCTTCCGGTCACTGTTACCTTACCACCGGGGAACGGGGGTGTCAAACTAAAATTTACCTTCTTTCAGCTTTTTCAGCACATCGCACGCCAGCCGGTGTTCTTCCTCGGATTCCATCGGCCGGGGGAGCTGCAAAAGCGACTCCCTTTTCTCCCGGCAGAATTTTGCTACGTGCTTGCGGAGTATGAACGGATCTCGCGGTGGGCCTTCGTACTGCTTCCGGTCCAGGAAGTCGAGCACGCCATCCCAGGCCATCGCCGGATCGGCGTCAACCTTCGCCATCTCCAACGACCACAGCGCCATCGTCACGTCGCGGGAGTCCTGGTTGTGAAAGTCCATCCATGATGGATAGTAATTTGCGATTTGAGTCACTATTCCCAATGCCGATGTCTTGTCCATTCATAGCTCCCATCTTTCTCATCATGGCCACCCCGGCAGAGTCCCGGCCTTGAAAACCTCCTGGCTTTTTGTCACCGTCAGGGAATAAACCTTTCCAGCCTTTTGAAAGGGAAAAGATGATGACTTCACACGCCCTGTCTGGACCCAATGGTTCTAAGGTCCGAATCATTTCCGCAGCCCCGGTTTTTAGGTTGTGGATTGGTGCCCTTACTTCTTTCCTGTGCTGAACCCATCTAGCCCAGCAATCCGGGAAAAGGGGGTGGGTTCTAAATTCTATAGAAAAAAGGTCCAGGAAAATAAGGGGGTCTTTGGCGTCGATTTGCTTTTGCGTCGGTGCGTGGGTTTTTCCTTTCCTTTCCCTTCCCTTCCCTTCCCTTCCGCCCGTGCCTAACAAAGCATCTCCGACTACGCGTGGTTCACCCGTTAAGCACGCGTGCGTAACTACCTCATCTGCAAGGGAAATGTCAGGTAATACGCTGGCAGGTTCTTTGTTGTTTATGTACTGGTGAATTTTGAAGGTGGGGATGTATCCGTACCATTCGGACCCGATGCGATATTTGACGATGAAGTCACGCGTCAGCCACGCGTCTAACACGTGTGAAAAATCCAGTTCATCCAAGGGGAGGACTTCGGCTTTAAGAGACCGGGGCATCCATTTGAAGCGGCCCTCTCGGTCGCACACGCCAAAAAACATCGCCCATGCGAACCGGAGGGGAAGCCCGGTTTCCTTTTCGGCGTCGAACATTTTCTCATGGCGGGCCAATTCCGGCTTTACCGTGCGTATTCTAGCCATCTCGGTTGGCCCTGTGCATTTTGTGGATTTCTTCGATTAAGTCTCCGCTTAGTATTCCTTCTTTGCTGGAATGCTTTATAAGCCATTCCGCATTTGCCCCAAGGTATTCTCCGGCACCGCGTGCAAATTCATAATCAATCAGTTTGACATCAAACGGTCCCGGAAGGGACGCCAGCGTAAGCCATCCCAAATAGAACATGATGTTCTGGCGCATGTTGATGTCTGTTTTGATTTCCGCCACGAGTTCGTCGAACAGCCTTTCTTGCTCGTGAAAAGATTTATGGCACTTTTCACAAAGACAAAAAAGGTCTTCTGTAGCGTAGTCCCAGGGTTGTTTCCCTTTCTGATAGGCCGGGTGATGTACGTGCAGAGTCTCTTCTTTTTGCCCGCAGTTGGAGCACTCCCAATCTGCTTCGTTTAGGACTTCTAGTCGTTTTTTCTGCCAGCGGGGGTCTTTGAGTTTTTCGGCATACGAGCGTGAATCTTTAGGCATGGCGCACTTCCTTTCTCGTGAAAAGGATAGGGGCTACCAACATCACGAGTGTTGGCCGCTGTCCAGGCGTCCGGCCGCGCAGCCGAAAGCCCCTTTATGGTGGACAGAGAAGACCTCATTTGTACCACGGGACACGCGAAAAGGTCAAGGTGTTACTTCGCCTTCTCCAACCGGGCGGCAAGGTCGCACCATTTTTCTTTCCGATCTTTCGGCACAATGTTCCACTCCCCGCCCGTGCATGGGTACATGTACTCGTACAGCGCCCGTCCCCCGGCCTCGGGGTCGGAAGGGGCTTGCTCGACGGGCAACTTGCTCACGTTTTGGATGACAATTACGTCGTCGGGGAGCCACGGGGAAAGCATGACCTTGAACCCCATGAAAGTTTTGCCTGAGTCCTTGAGCCATCCCTTGAGGCGGGAGAAGCTCGGCGCGGGCTTCGTCGCGTTGCCTTCTCATTTCATTAATTTCGCAGGATTGCCGCTCTATCTTGGCTGTTTGCAATCCCACAATGTTTTCCCTTATTTCCTTTTGCCGCTCCACCTCGGCCCTTAGAGCTTCAGATACGTTCTGGTATTTGATGTAAAGAGCTTTCGACGTTTTCACTTCGGCCTTGAGCGCGTCCCGTTCGGCCAGAGCGGCCTCCCATTCGTCTTTCAGACTGGCAAAATTGATGCGCATTGCAGAGAGATCGCATTCAAGCGTTTTCTTTTCCCCCGCCCACTGTTCGCTCACCTTGTCGCGGACGGCGGAGGCGATATGACGCCAAAAGGAGTCTTTGTTCTTGTCTCCCATGACACTTTCATACGCGGCTATTGCCAACTCTTCCGTGTCGTCATAGGGCACGAAAAAAACGGAGGTCCGGTCGGAACGGGAGAGACTCTTGCACAAACCTATTTTTTCATCCTCTTCATCGCAATATCCTATCCCCTTCTCGTACCCGTAACATCCCCAACACAGTCCGTGTGAGTTGGCGGGCACGCACTTCACCTTCACCCCGTCCACCTCGAACACTTCGCCTATCTTGCGTTCCATTTTGCCCTCCTATTCATCGTGAAATTATTTTTCGGGGCTTGTTATCACTTCGCCGTCTTGTTTAATTTTCATGATGCGTTCCCCGCAACACCCGTAGTCGGCAACCCAGATAGGCGTGTTCCGTCCCATCACGAAGTCTCCGCCCTTGTAGCCCTCGAAAACTTCGCCCATGCTATCCCGACATATTTTGAGAAGTGCCGCCGCCGTGATGGGTTCTCCCACTTCAAAGGCAAGGTCACTGTAATATCCTCGGTAGCTGTGCGGTCCGTGCAAGTCGATCTCTGTTCCGGGGTCCATCATCTCCAGCACGTCGATCATTTTCCCCAACGTCATCTGTGTTGACGCCCTGGTTTGCTCGTGCTGCTTGCTTATACCGTCGAAAAATGCTTGCAGGTGATTCATTTTGCCCTCCTCGCTTCCATTTTGGCGCATAGCGCGCACTCACCCACGGACCAACCCTGTAAAGTTGAAATTTACTCGCCCTATGCCGTTACAGCGCTATCCCCAGAGGATGTTTTCACGCCTTTGTTCTTGGGTATTTTGCCCGTGTGAGCCTCCCCCATCCTAAACGGATAGAGCGGGCACTTCTCCGAGGTGCAATCCTTCGGTAGCCGTATTCCCGCACGACTTGGTGAAAACGCTTTCTCGGAGTGATGATTCTGGCCCCCAGGTATTTCGCGTGTGCGATGATCTCTGGATACTCCATGCCCGTGTTGACAAATAGGCAAAGAGTGTCGGGATAGAGCGACCGGACAAGGTGCAGAAGAACGGTAGAATCCAGGCCGGAAACGGAAACGCACGGTGTCAGCCCTCGCTCTTTTGCCCACGCGAAAGCCTCGTGAATTTTAGCAATCGCATAATCGATCTTCACCTCGTAGGGCAAAGACTGAAGTGCGCGAAGGTCGGAAGAAGTCCTCATCCGTAGTATTCCTGCACGGCTGAAATGGCCTCTTTGTGCCCGTGGCAGACTACCGCCTTGTACCCTTGATCTGTTAAGTCAATGATCCACGCAGCCTGTTCATGGGTGGCCCGCCCTTTCGGGGCCTTCATTTCGATGTAAAGCCCGTGCCAGCCTCCACGCGCAACGGGTAGGCACAAGTCCGGCACGCCCGGCTTGACCCCTTGCGCCTTCATACGTGCGCCGCGCCTTGCCCTGGTCACCGCATCCCCTCCGAAGTAGGAGCCGTTGGGAATGGCGTAGATCAAACGGACGCCCGGATATTTCGACTGATCCGCCAGGTTGCACCACGCGATTACAGCGCATTGGGCGGCGTATTCCGGCTGGGCGTTTTTCACTTTTTCGCCCAATATATGCAAACGGAAGTCCACGCGACCCGAGTCGTTATGAGGCCTCCAAGCTCTTTTTGCGCCTTGAGGCACTGGATATACGACCCAAAACCAGGAGCGTGTTTGCACGTAAAACAAGACCTTCCAACCATGTGAGCCTTGAAGTATCCGGCCTGTTCTTTCCATTTTTTAAAAGTCATAGCGTGCCCTCCTAAAGTAAAGCCCCTGGCGGGTGAACCCAAACTTTCGTTGGTGGGGATCATTCCCCGCCGCTAGGGGCAAAAGGTTTACTTGATTTCCAGCCGCGTACCCTTTTCCAGATGCGCGCCCGTGATGTGCATCCCAGCCTTGAGCGCGTCTTTCAACATCGTCTTGTCCAGGACGGGTTCCTGGGGGCGGAAGAAGCCGATGGGGATTTCCTTCTCGTTGTCGATCTCTACGCGCTCCGGGTTCGTGCGGATCGTGACCACATGAACCCCGGCTTCGATTTTCTGCGCGTTGATCGCTTCCATGTTCCTGTGAAGGTATTCTTTCCACCCTTCCGCCTTGTTCTTTGCTGCTCGTGCTCTGTCGCTGAAAGCCTTGGCGCGTTCGGCAAGGACAGCGGATTGTCCTTCAAGGTGCTGGATGAACCCGCACAAGGATTCAACCTTGTTTTCCATCGCGGGGAGAAGTTCGTCCAGTTGGGCCAGAAGTTCGGGTGTCGCCTCGTCGGCTTCCAGGATCGAAACGACGGCGGCGGAAAGCTGATAAAGTTTAAGGTCGCTGGCTTCCATGTCATTGCTCCTTTGCAATTGCGGCATGATGTTTTGAACAAAGCCAAACAACATCCAAGGCTTTTGAATAATCTGGGTGATGAGCTTCCGATTTTGTGCTTCCGCACACACTACATGGTAGCTTAATTAATTTTCCGGTTTTTACGGCATAGGCTACAAGTTCCCTTGCCCTATACTTTCTTCTTTCATTGGCCCTTCTGAATCTCTGCCGGTTTATTTCATCTTCTTTATGTCGTTGATACCACCTGGACCAATTAGCTCTTAAACGTTCTGCGTTCTCTTCTGTGTACTTTTTATATCTTTCTTTTCCTTTGGCAGATTGAGAATATTTCCGGCATGACTGTTTTCGTTTGTCTGGGTGGGCCTTATTCCATTCTGCATTTCTGATAGCATCACATTTTTTGCAGGGTTTGCCCTTGGCTTTTTTGGGAGCACCCCTTCTAAAATCATCTGCACTTTTAAGTTGTCCGCATACAGAACACCGGAATTCCATGATATCCTCCTGGTTTGGGTTTACAAAAGGATATCATGGTTTGTTATCCGTGGTCAAACTAATACGTCAAAACGGCACATCCTCATTGACATCGAATCCGTACGCCCCAGTATTCTCCGATTCCGGCTGCCCCTGCCCCGTAATCCGCTGGTATTCCTTGGACCCCTTTATGCGCTCCTTGAGCTTGTCGGAAAGGGCGTCGAAGGCTTCCTGCTTGAACTCGACCAGTTCGAAAACCTGAATCGGGTTGATTGCGGGCGGGCACGTCGTACCCGTGGGAAGAGGCATGACGGCCTTGATGTTGGCGTAGGTGTTCCCCTCGTGATCCTCGTGGATGATGTTCACGAAGGCCGGGACGCCCGCCAGTTTGATGATGTCAAACTCTTCCGCTTCCTTGTCGCTGAAAGCCCGTCCACGCCAGGATTCCAGCATCGCCCGCAGGTTCGCCTTGGGGTTCATGCTGACAGTTTGGAACACGGAAGACGCGAAGGGCTGGCCCTTCAAGTCCCCGTCAGGAATGAGCGCATGGGGAAGCTCGAAGGTCAACATGACCTTGCGCTGCCACTTGTCGAACTTCTTGTTGTACTGCGTGCCAAGGTCGATGACCTTGATGCAGCGGGCGACATGAACACCCGCCGGGCACATTGCAAAACCAGTTCCGCCTACTTTCCCTGTGAGAGCCATTTCTCTTCCTTTCAAGCGCACTCGGCGTTATTGCCTCTCGCGCAAAATTCCTACATCCAGAAAAGGGCGACGATTACCGCAAGCCCGACGACGAGGACAACCGCGTTTTTGAAGACGTTCTCGCGCTCGACGTGTTGTTTGTAGAGCTTCCACTTCTTGCCCGAAACGGTGTGAACGTGGTCGGATATGATAAGACCTCGTGCCGTGGTGCCTTTTTTGAGGGCTATCGAAATGTCATACATCACACGTCCTCCGTGAGGTGCCTTTTGGCGTGATCCTCGGAAGTGACAAACACAACCGTTTGCCCTTTTGCCTTGGCGTGGTGACGTTCCTCCTCCTCGGCGCGCCGCTCGTATTCATCGGCCAAGCGCCCAAGCTGTTCGGCAAGTTGACGGGCGGCGAAAAGGTAGGGGACTTGTGATGTCGTTGCCGCGTTCCAGTGGCAAAAAAGCCACGCTCGATACCAAGTGCCCTTACTGTCGCAATCTTCCAGTGGGCAATTCACGCACGCGGTTTGCCCTAGCCGTCTTGGCACTTGGCGAGCAATGTGGCACAACACACATTGGGAATCATTCTCCGCGCCCTCCGCGATCCCCCGCCATTTCTTTTCCGACTCCCGCAGGGCTACCGCCCATTTACGTGTCGTGACCATTTATTTGCCCTCCTTGTCGTTTTCTTCGGCTTGCCGATGGGAAGCGTAGATTTCACGCAATCCTTCCGGGGTTCGCAGCCAAGCGTAGAGGAATTTCCCGATCAACACTTGCGCCGCGATTAACTCTTCTCCTTCCGCAGGGCACGGCCAAGCGCGGAGGAAGTGGTAAATCTCATCCCGTGTTCCCTTCGCGGGGTTCCCGTCCTCGTCAACGTAAAACTCAAGCTCGGGAGCGGTCTTTAGGCCCATGTTCATCTGGGACTGCAATCCGGTCAGGTGTTCCAGCGTTTTCTCGGAAAGCATCAAATCCACCGCCCCGTCCATCGCGTCGGATAGGATGGAGTTTTGCATTCTGATGAGCCATTGCCTCCTGCGTTTCACAGTTGCCCTCCTTTCAGTCGGCGCTCCATCTTGCGAACCATCCTCGCCAGCTGTTCCCTCGTGAAACCGGAAAGGGTGAAGGAAGGGTTGGCTTCCCGAAGCTTCGTGATGTCCTTTTGTGACTCGTCGGTTACGTAGATCGTCGTCTTTCTCATGTGCTCTCCTTTGAGGGCTGAGTATATGGCGGCGTGTATGGCGTGTCAATAGTAAAATATATGGCGCAAGCAAAATTATTTTCTTGCACCCGCCCCGTGTGTCTGGTAACGTGTTGGCGTACCCGAAAGGAGAAAGCATGAAACAACTAATCCGCAACGGACACCTCGTCACATGCCCCGACGACTGCCCCAACCTAACCCGTGTTGGTGGAGCTCAATTCTATCGTTGCAAGTGGCTGGGTTGCACAGCGACGGGTTACGTACACGATCCAGCACCTGAAACGTGCCCGGTAAGGGAGTAAAAGTGATGTTCTACGAAGAGCGTTGCATCGAAGGCCGCTGGTACTGGCGCGGAACCCCGAACGGAGAATGGAACCTTATGGGGGTTGACCAACTGGCGCAAAAATTGGCCGCCACCGAAGCCGCCCTTGAGGAACAGATGAACCGGGCGTGCAAGGCGGAAAAACGGGTTGAGGAATTGGAAGGTTTGGAAATGCCTCTTACCTATTGCCAAATTCCAGGCCGTTGCAACTCTCCGATATACTGTGGGGACAATTTCGCTGTGCCTTGCACGATGCTCCCAAACCACAAAGGACCCTGTTGCCATGACGGAAATGACGTGCCGAACGAGGACGAAGACTAATTGCCCTCCCGCCTACGCCGTGAGCTTCACAAGTCCAAGGGCCTGTGCCAGTGGTGCGGGGCAAGACCCGAGGGTCCGGGGCATAAACGGTGCGCTAAGTGCGAGGCGTTAAACGTAAAGCACGCCTACAGGTATAAGAAACGGCTGGCCGAAAAAGGTAAGTGCCCTCGTTGCGGAGGTGAATTCCTGGACGCGACGAACAAAGGTTCAAGCTGTGAAAGCTGCATTTCCTATTGGCAACAAAGGAGGGATTTTGAATGGAGATAATCAGCAGGGTATTGCCGCCCAACGGGACCATCGTTGATTCAGGCGATTACCACCTTGGCGCGGTGAACTGTAACAAACAAGCCCTTCTCAAGATGATCCAGCGCGTCAAAGATGATCCCACTTGTTTTATGCTCAACAAGGGGGATTCCATCGAGGCCATTCTGCCCAACGACAAACGGTTTACTCTGTGCGCCAGCGACACGGAATTGAGGACGCCGGCCAATCAACGGGATTGGTTGATCGACCATTTCCGCCCCATAAAGGACAAGATTCTAGCCTGGGGGTTTGGAAATCACGAGTACAAGCTTGTGAACACCTTAAACATCGGCAAGGAAGTATCCGATGCTCTAGGCGTTCCTTTCGGATTCTACTGCTATGTTCTTGTCCTATGCGACGAGATGAACAAACCCCGCTTTAAGGTCTTCGTCACGCACGGCTCAGGTCAACTCACGTCAAACGCGAAAGACCCGATCCAGCGCGAAGGTAATAGGCAAGCGGCGTTAAAAATGAAACTTGAGAGGGCAGGGTTTCGAGATTGCGTGGTGATGACCCAAGGGCATACCCACCAAAGCATCGTCACGAAGCCCACGATCAACCGGGAGGTCATTTTGACGGCCTCTCCGAAAGGGCGTATCCACCACTCCTACCGGACCCACACGGACCAGTCGGCATGCTACATCCCTCCCGAAGCACGATGGTTTCTCAACTCTCCCTCGTTTCTAACGACTTACAGCCCGCCCGGAAGTATGGGCATTTCCTATGCCGAGGTGGCTGGATACGCCCCTGCGGAGATCGGCTGGATGGAAATCGACTACTCAGATTACCGGGTTACAGGGGTTAGGAAGGTGCACGTATGAATTGGGCGCAACTCGGCATACTCATCTTTGGTTGTATGGCAGCGTTTTTGGTAACATCCAAACACGCGAAAACTAGGAAAGTAGGTTGTTTTTTCGGCCTTTGCTCGCAGCCTTTTTGGCTTTACAGCGCCTACCTTGCGGGCCAATGGGCAATCGTTATTTTGAGTTTGTATTACGCATTCACATGGTCTAGGGGGATTGTTAACAACTCATAATCCCCGAAAATATATTGAAATAGGAGGGAACATGGATAGCCGTTTTCACGAATGCGGGCACGCCGCAGACGATGCGCCAAACCAGTACCCAGAAGGGTATAATTTCACATCCCCAAGAGAGGAATGGCCAGGGTTCGAGCGAGACCCGATGGGCCATCTCACACCCACAAGCGGGCACATGGTGCACTTCGCGGCGGATGTTTTGTCCCAATGCGACGGCAAGACTCCCAGAGCCTACGGGGATGCAGTTTTCGTCCCGACTGTGTTGGCGAGAAAAATGGAACAGGTGGCGAATGACACCTCGGTGCGTCAATGCCGCAACAAAACAGGGGCAAACGCCAGGGAATGGTTCGGATGGGTTGAAGGGACAAAACCTATCAGGCCGTCGCGTCTTCGCAAAATTCTACGGGCATTAAACATCCCTTGCCCCGAATGGTTGGTGGAGAACAATCATGCCGCGCATTCAGCAATCGAAGCGGTGTAGAAATTTCTACCGCAATAAAAAGCCCAGGTTCATACGCGCCACCTTTTACACGGGCCGCACTTATTGTTGCTATTGCGGCGAGTTTTTGACGGAAGAGAACCGCACGGTAGAGCACCTTGTCCCGGCGTCTTACGGCGGGCACAAGAAACCCGGCAACATCGACGCAGCGTGCCGCCTTTGCAACTCCGCAAGGGGAAACACTTGGGACTGGCGCGAGTTTGCAGAACGTAGGAAACTACTGGCAAAGAAGTGGGGGATCATCCCCATGCCGTTGAACCCGACAAAAAAAGTAGAAACGATCTGGAAGAAAAACAACCCATCGCTTGAAATGATGTAACCGGAGGGTAAAATGGCTAAGACGTACCGGAGTAAAACGGAATACGAGAAGTCCCGTAACGCGCTCATCCCCATCGCGGAGAAGTACGCCAACAGGCTACACCCAGAACCTTCGCAGACGGACAAGGGGAAAAACGGGAAAAACCGCAACCCGGTTACTGAAGCATGGGAAAACGCTTGGAACCGATGCTTCCATGGGAAAATGGAGGAACTATGGCAACTTGGAAGGTAATCTCAATCTGCGTGTTGCTTCTCATCTTCGGCGTACAGTTCGGCAAGTTCTGGCATGACGTTGCCAACCTAACGCCGATTCCGGTTCACGTCAGGACGTGGCGGCATCTGGCGGAATGGACATGGACGTTTTTCGGACTTCTCGCAGCAGGGTTCGCGCTGGGTAGGTGGTGATGACCTGTCCTATATGCAACTCCGAAGCCACTATCAAGCCCCGCTCCGGTATTTTACAATGCCCCGATTGCGGCCATGCCTTCCGCCACCCCATCCCCGACGTGAGCGACCGCTATAAGTCGTTCGACTACTGGAAACAGGACCGGGAACACAGTGGGATAACGGACATAGGGCCGGGGGACCACTGGAATGGCTACATCGGAGGGCGCATTGGGTTCATGGAGAAGTGCGGCGTACTGCATGAGCCTCCTCAGTCGATCCTTGAAATTGGATGTTCTGAGGGGGCGTTGCTCAACCATCTTATGCTGCTTGGATACGATGTCATGGGCATTGAGGTCAACAAAGAGATCGTGCGCCGAGCGAGAGAGACATACCCCAAAGTGTTTATTGTGCCCACAGACTTCATGGGGTGCGATTTTCAGGAGCTTGGGTGCGACACAATCCTTTCCTTCCATACCTTCGAGCACTTGCCCGACCCAATGGCGGCAACGAAGAAATGCGCCGAATTGCTTAATCCGGGCGGTCATTTGCTGATTGAGGTGCCCTACGGGCCGGACGAGTACGACAACCCGGATCATCTGCACTTTTTCAGCGTGGAGTCTGCCGAAAGAATGATGCGCGAACATTTTACAAATGTGGGGACCATCCGAAACTCCTACCGCACCAAGGCAGGGATATTGATGGGTTCCGTTGTCGTGTGCGGAACAAACATATACTCGGGAAAAGCTGCACGAGAACATACCCCCCTCGTGAGCCCGGAAGAACTCTTCCACCTGTACGGACCTATCGGAGAAGCCTTTTGGGAAGACACGCCCAAAGAGGTGCAAGACTGGTTCAGAATGGTTGCCAATAAACTATATTGACAAAAGAGGCCCCAACCTTACGGAAGGGGCCTTGCTCTTTTGCGGCCTTTTTCGTATACGCTCGGTTGAGGTGTGTGTGCCGCTGAGCTTCCTCAATCCTATTTTATGTAGTGCCACTAGTCAAGTCACTCGGCGTATTTTGCCTCCTCGGCACGGGTCGGGGCGACAAGTCCAAGGCGAATAGCGGTAGGCGTGGGCTGAATCTTGATCCCGCGCTTCTGCATCGTATCCAGCACACGCGCCAGCATTGCCTTAAACCTAGGAACGTCGGCTATTGCCGCAAGCGCTCCTAGCGCCGTGCCCGCCGGTCCAGCCGCCGAAGCCCCGGCACCCATTTTGATAGGCGCTCCAATGCCGGACAAGTCCCGGTTACCTATTCGTTGTAAGGCTTCGTCCATAGCCCTAGCCAACTTAATCAGAGTAGCTTCGTTGGCGTTCATCCCTGCGATTTCTGGTATCGCCTGTTCCAACTCTATGCGTGCCTGTCTGGCGATATTCTTCTGCACCTGTACGGTAGGAGTAGAAGTTTTGCCGTATTGTTCTGCAACCCTGTTTTGTAGGTTGCGTTTCAGTTTTTGTATTTGCGAAGGGGTAAGTACCTCCGGTAGACCCTCCATTGTTTGTTCTATAATTCTCTGAACCGTTCTTGTTTGAGGAGGAACCATAAGCCCAGCGTTGTCCATCACCCCCTGAATATCCGACAACAGAAACTCAGTTCTAATAGCTTGTCCAGATTTTTGAAGTTCCTGTACCTTGGCGTCTATTTCTTTGCCTAAAACGTGTTTGAGGTCTTGCACCTTTTCAAGACCGGCACGGCTCAATGGTATGCTCTCATCGAGGGCCGTCCTGGCAATCGCAGTTTTATCAGCGTCGGAAACCTTTTTGCTGATTTTTAGGGCGCTTTTCATCATGCGTTCAGGAACGGTAACAGGGATAGCCTGAATACCCTTCCCGACTCCCCGCAACGCCATGTTCAACGGCTCCACCGCAGCCCCGCCCCTAGCCAAAGACCCCCCGGCCCGTTCCAGTGCGCTTGTCATCTTGGCGAGTTTGCCCGTTGTAGCAAGGCCCTTTCCTGCGGCGGCCACGGCTCCACCCGCAGGAATAACCACGCTTGAAACGTCGGCCAGAAATCCTACAGGGTCGGTTGCGATGGTCTGTTTCAGGTTTTCCTCCGACCCGTAGCGGTCATCCAAAAATCCGATCATTGCGTCGGCCTTTTGTTTCCGTTCCTCCGCTTCGGGCGAGACTTCCATATTGCCTGATGCTTTGTCGATAAACCCTTGCGCCGTAGACGCTAGACCCGTGATCGTGTCTATGGGATGCATCACGGCTTGTCCTAAATCCGAAGCAAGGCGAAGCGCGCTGGACGGGATGTTTTGAACAGATTGGGATGCCATATCGCCAAGTCCCAACGTAGGTTTGGCAGGTTCTGTGCCCGATTGCTGAGCGCGAATCTTTGCTACCGCGTCTTTGAGTTCCTGCGCGTCAGGAGCCAAATCGTCGGGGATGTTGTTGATCTGTATGCCGTCTTTGGTTTTGATGGAATAGGGCATTAGAAATCCACCTCCACAATGTTTTTGCTAGGTTCCATGCCCGACTTTGTTTTTTGCGATTCCATCCAATCCGCCTGAGTGTTCCCGCTCTTGCTTAGGAAAACCGCCTGTTCTTCCATGTAGTTCGCAAGCTTTTCTTGGGCGGATTTCTTTTCCAGCGCCCACTTACGCAACGCTTTAGGAGCAAGACCGGAAGGAAGGGCCGTATCGAGTGCCAACTTCAATTCGCCTTCGGAAAGAGCGCCGAAAGTCACGCTGCCGACAACATCCAATCCCAACTGGTTGCGAACTTGGTCGAGCTCGATAGACGCCGCCCGGAAACTCGGAAGCCTCTTTTCGATTACGCCTGTCTTTGCCCCTTCGTCGATAAGTTTCACAACCTTGTCCAGCGTGCGAATGTTCGCCTTGATTTTAGAGATACCTTCCACGGCTTTGTTGGCGGATTCTGCGGAAGCCTTACCAAGGGCCTTCGCCTGTTCCTTTGCCTGTTCCACCGGGGGAGCAAGCTTCCCTTCCGCTGTCAATTCTGCCACTTTCTTTCCGCCCGCAGTGGCTATATCAAGCTGCGATTTCGCTTGCGGTGTTTGTCCCAATTCATTGGCAAATCGTGCGCCCTTGCCCACAGGGGTTTGCACCACGCTAACCCCTCCGGTGGACGGGTTAAAAACCGGAGTAAGATACGAGTACGTACCATCCTCGTTTTGGACAAGATCGGACGGTATTTTCTGGAATCCATCTCGCCCAACAGGTTCCGGAAACGCTGCTTTTGATTCTTCCGCCGAAAAACCGAAAGCCAACAGGATGCGCCGCGCCTTGTCCGGGCTTGTAGCCTTGGATGCTAGGTCAAACGCTTCCTGCCGGTCCAAATCCTTCTGCGCGGCGTCCATCCTTTTTTGCTCATCCGTCAGACGCCCTTCCTGGCGCTTCTGGAAGTCCTCTAGGCGACTTTGACCCATTGCCACTACATCCCTAGTCACAAGGTCGGAAAGTCCAGCGGAGGCCCTTGCTTGGTCCCCTAGACCCCCTGCCGCGTCAAACTCCCCGCCGCGTGCTCGAATGTCTTGGAGCGGGATAAAAGAGCCTTCGCCAGTCCCCACAGAAGGACCAGGCCGGTCGATCATCCCTTGCTGCACGTTTTCAAACGGCGCGGCGACCACATCGGCAAGAGCTTTGGACTGTTCCGGCGTGCGGACTTCCCTGGGTTTGGGTATCTTTTCCTGCTTCCATCGCCAATCGTCGCGGAATTGGTCAATTCGCTTTTGCACAACCGGACCTACCGTGATACCTGTACGGTCGGCAAGCTCTAAAACTCCAGCCTCAAACTGGTTGGGGTCGGTTTCGGCAGGTAGGGAACGCAAAAACTTGGCGTATTCGGTATCAAACGCCGCCCTTGTGTCGCCTTCCTGTGCTAACTTTTGAGCTTCGGCCTGTTGCTGGCGGGATTGGAGTACACCCGTAACAAGCTGCCCCAATGCTCCCCCCATATTCCACCCTGCGCGTTGACTGATCGCCATGTTGTCTCCTTACAGGTTTCCGAAGAAACCAGAGAATTGCGCCGCTTCCGGGCTTGGGGTTGAGCCTATGGATTCTCTCTGACGCTTCGTTTCCTCGGCCAAGGATTGAAGCGCCGAAAGAAAACCGCCTGACGTGTCGGCAAGCGAAAGGAAGCCTTGATTCGTCTTCCTTGCTGCAAGAGCCTGGGCCGCCGCATCACTTTTACCAGCCCCGGTTAATGTCTTGACATATCGTTCCCGGACTTTTTGCATAAGCGGATTATCGGGAGTCATCGCAAGGTTTAAAGCGTTTTGAGCGAATATGGGATCAATCGCAGAAGGGGGATTGACATTACCACGGATGTCAGCCAAATTCTGCCCGGCTTGCGCCATCTGAGGCCCACCCATCGCAAAATTGCCCCAATCTTTGCCGGACCACTTGAAAGGACTACCGCCGAAAAGTGACATTCCGTCCTCCTAGTAGAGTACGCGGGTTCCGGTGGAGATATTCCCCCCGGAAGGCGTGGGGCCGTAGTTTGTGTTGGGGTCGGATGCAGGAGTGAGTTTAGCGGCAGATCCGCCTGAATCGTATTGTGAAAGCGACGATCCAAGCCCTTGCAACCCGGCTCCGTATCCAGCAAGAGGGTTAGCCAGCGGGTTGAAGCGAGGCATGTTTTTTGACCTTTCCCGAATGTCCATCGCGGCAAGGTTCTTCGCCCCGAGAATATCCGCCCCGGTTTCTGCGTCCAGGAATCCAAGGGTTTCGGAAGCACCCGAACCCATGCTCGTCCGGCTCCCTCCGCTGGACCTTGCAAAATCGCTTGCCAGCATGTCGGAAACGGCTTGGGTCTGCCCCGGAGAAGCGGCAAGGCCCCTAAGAAAGCCATCCGGGGACCACCCCGTTAGAAACGACTGCTCCAGCGGGTCGATGGTTTCTTTCAGTTGCCGCCCGAAAAGCTGCAATTCCTTTTTCTTGGCGGCTGCACGCTGTGTGTTTTTGTTGTCTCCGTAGGCGGAAACACCGGCCCCAGCCAGAGAAAGTATTGCTCCAATCGGTGCCGCCATTTATGTTCTCCTTCCGCCCTGATCCGCCGTAATGGAGGAAAGGGCGCGCAAAATCTCGTTGATTGCCGCTACGGCTTGGGGCAAGGTCGCATCCGGTTCGAGCCTGTTTTTGAGCGCTACCGCCCGGAGTTCGTCGAGCTTGTGGTACAAGTTCCTCGTCTGAGTCACGGCATCGTCTTGCGTAGAGGGAGGGAGAAACGGCCTCATCTGGCCCTCATGCTACGAATCGACGTGTTCGCCTTGGTGCCGGAACCGCTCAATTTCAACTGGTAGAATCTGCCTCTTTCGACGGGCAGGGGAACATCTTCGGACCCGGACACGGCTAGGCTCCGCACTAGATCATCTTCCACGTATACTTTGAGCACCATGGCCCCGTCGCAGTCGATGGATGCGAAACCGGGGATCGGCTGTGAGCGGTAATCTCCCTGTGTTGGGTAAGCAAGCGACCAAGTAACGGCGGCAACCCCGCTGCCCACTTCCAGAAGCGCCGAAGAAACCTTTGCTACCAGTGCCCTGCGTGTGTCGGAGTAGAAGAACCCCACAGGCTGAGCCGTAAACGTCCTATTGAACCACTCGTCCTGCTCCCAATCGTAGGCAAGGACTGTTCCGTCCGTGGCACATAGGTAGAAAATGCCTTGAGAAGCCCCACCAACCGCACTACCTGGAGTCGTGAGGGCATACACCCAAGGGGTATTATTCCCCGCCGTCAGGTTCCTGCGTGTAGATCCGCTGATAAGGTACAAGCCATCGTCGAAGAGTGCGAAGGTGCCAACGTCAGTCCTGACAATGGAATCCTTGGAAACCGGACCTTCGGATATGCCTGTCTCTCTCAGTTCAAAGAAGGGTGCCGCCCCAATCACGTACTTAACCGCTGTAGGTGTGTAGACCTCTAGAAGTTCATCCCGGCTCACCATCTTCAAAACCGTGTCGCCAGCGTCGAGGGAGAAGGCTTCTCGGAAATAACAGGGTTTTTCCGGCTCAGAAGCTCGGATGATGTTCCCAGATGCTACAAATAGGCAGTTCTTGTGCCATGCAACGGCCTGGGCGGAATCCATAGAGTACAAAGTTGTTTCCGGCACAAAGTCTTTATCATAGGGTCCAGGGTAAAGGGGCAGAAGAGGGCCGGGAGAGTCAAAGGTATCTCCGGTATCGTGCATATACGGGAAGAACACCGCATCGCGGGAAGTCTCTGCCACCGCCCACACCGTTCCAAAGGCGCTTTTCTTCCACAGCGCACGGTAGTACCCCGTGGAGTCTTCCAACCGAAACATCATGTAGTGAGTCACCCCGGCAGGAGGGGAAGCAGGGGCAAGGAAGTAGGGGCGTATCCACCCATCGTAAAGATCGGTGTCAACGTCTGCTTCGTCGGCGTCCAAATGCCCCGTGCCGCCGCTCCAAGTCAGAGTGTCCGTATTCTGCCATGTGGTTGCCGTGCTTCTCTCACTTTTAGAGATGAACCAATAAGCCCCGGCACCTGTAGAGCCTCGCTTTTTAGCCGTGGCGTTGCTCTTAGCCGTATTGGTTATCGTCACCCCATCGGCAGGAGCGGTTCCCGTATCAACCGTGATCGTGAGCCGTACAGCATCCTGCTTAACCGTAAGGGTATCGCTGAGTCCATAGACGAAATGTCCGTCCTTCGTCCATGCCATCGCGTAGATACCGGAGGTGCCCCATAACAGGCCGTCTTTGGCTAGGGTAGATTCCCACCCACCGAAGACAGGTTTTTCAGCGACCTCACCCGGCAAGGCGTCGAAGGTGGACAACCCGATAGGGTCGTACATTTGCAGCTTCCCGCCGTCCTTGTCGCAAAAGGCGTAATACTCCTGCTCCGCCTCAATGCTGTAAACGCGAGTGAAATCATCGGCCCCAAGTCTAGCCCCCATCCACTCGTCTAAAGACGAACCAGCGGGCGTGTAGGAGGCGTCAGACCCTCTCGGACGGGTCACGCCACCCGCAACGGTCACTTGGGAAAATTCCGGGTACTGGAACTGCCCGAGAAGTCTTTCTTCGACTTCGGTATTGAGGCCGCGAGGCATTATGTCTCCCCCCTAGATGCTCGTCCTAAAAACCCCCGCTCCATTTCGGCCTTGACCTTTTGCGCTTGCAGAAATTGCAAATAAGCCTGTAGTTCCTCGGGTATAAGCAGCCCTTCCATGGCGGGGTATTCTTGATGCCCCATTCTTTCGTCGATGGGGTCTTCTGCCACACGATCCCCACCAGCTACGCCGGTCAAAAACCCTTGCGGTAGCAAGCGCGGATGCCACGGAAGTACGGTTTCTCCCCCGGCACTCCAAAAGTTTCCGTTATCCCCCATAAACGGAGGCTGGTTCGGGTCTTTTGTAGTCCCATTGGTAACAGGAAACGGGTAGGGGTTTTGTCTACGCATTACTGCACCACCATTCCCATCTCAGTCCCTATAGTAGCGGGTCGTTTGTCGCCCAAAAGCTGCCGCTTCATAATCTCCCATTGCCCAAGCAAGACCTGGGCGCGGGTCACTTCCTCCGCCACGTTGGAAAGGTTGAAACAGCGCCATGTGGCGTAGATGACAAGGGCATCGACATACCTAGAAGGGCAACTATCCGTGCTTTCTAAGTCTCTTGGGAAGTAGGAATACTCGATTCGCATGTTGTTTGCCGCCGTCAAAGCGGAATTACACACCCCGTCGTAGTCGTGAAAATGTTTATACGTTGTAGAGTCAAGGGCTACGTTGTGCGTGTCGCCCTGAATCTGGAACCCTTCCGCCTCGGTGATGGATACCGCTGAAACGAACGTCAAGGCTGTTCCTGCCGACGCAACCGGAGGGCTTACCCTTATGCCGTCCGGCATGGCAACGTAGCCACACGGGACGCTGGCAAGCTCGGAAAGGGCATAGCCGACACCATCCCGAAGTATCTGTTTCAACTTGCTCCCATTGTACGCAACGGAAAGTATTCTTTTGGGTTCTGCAAAGGTCTGAAAATAAGCCTTGCCAGCCGTGGGCACCTGATAATCGACGAGGGTGAAGGCTCCCTTGTCAGCAAGCTGCCGAACCCCTTCGTTGATGAACTTCACCACCTGATCGGAAGTCCATCTACGTTGATTCGGGTCAGAGATGTCAACCAGAACCCGCGATACCATATCCGAAACGGAAAGACCCCTTGCCGGTGCCGTCATGTTTTACTCCTCACACTCTAGGGTCATAGTACCCGTCACAGGTCAAAGCCATTGTCGAAGGGGTTCCATTGTCATGGCCCCACTTGATAGCCGAACTCGTATCCGTCCACACCAGCATGTGCCCAGCGCCTACAGTCGCCCCGGCACTCAGCCTGACGCCAAGCCGTTTCGCGTCGGTGTAGATTTCACCCACGAAAATATCGGAATCACCCGAAGCGTCGGAACCCGTAATTCCCACTTGTGCCTGACACATGATCCCGGTAGGCGTGCGAAGCGTTACCGAAGTTGACCACGCATCCACGGACGCAGAAGCAGAAACCTGTGTCTTCCACATCGTCCAGCCGTCTGGGAATTCCACAAACGCCTGTATTTTGTCCGTGGTGTCGATATAGTACACCGACCGGATGCGGCGGAAATACACGTAGGTTGCGGGGATGTTCGCGGCGGTTAAGGACGTGTCGAACATCGCATCGCAAGTGCCGTCGGCCTTGGCGATAACAAAGACGTGATACCAACCAGCGGAAAGTGCAGCTCCAACCCTTCCCCCTGCATTTGTCCCAGCCGACCATGCCGCATCAATCTGCTTGGTCATCCCGACGAAGGTCATCACGGCAACGCCTGTCGAGTCCGTCACCTTGCCCGCCGTCATAACGAGGTCGTAGGCGTCGGCCCCGTTGGAGCACGTCGGCCATGCGTCCTTAAAACGCATAGGGATGATGCCGCCTGAACTTGCTCCGGCGTGGGCGTGGTTTGCGGTTGTCCATTCGGTAGCCGCGATAACAGGAGCGGTGATTGTGGGAGTCGCGATAGTAGCCGTGTTGATCGTCGGGCTTGTCAAAGTCTTGTTCGTTAGGGTTTGGCTGTTGGTCGTGCCTACAACGGCCCCTGTCGCCCCGTGCGTAGCAGTTACGGAGGCATGGGTAGCGATGTCAGCCGCAAGCGTTGTAGCGCCCACAATCGCGCCGGTAGAACCGTGGGCTGAAGTGAGGGCCTCATGTGCCGTAAGGTCATCTATATCTACCGCCACGCTCCCGGTGATCGCCACCCCTACCGTTACGGGAAGACTGTCAACAACAACCACGCCGGCAGGATAACTGGCATCGTACACAGTGAGACGGGCACCGTAAGAACCTTGCTTGAAAATAAACCCCGTCAAATCCAGGTGGACTACGCCAGAAGCCCCATCGGTTGCCCAATCGAAGACGCTGGCGTAATCAACGGAGTCGATAGAAACCTTCGCCATTGTAAAAATCATCCGGGTTGCCCCGGAAAGGTCATAAAGCGCCGCGTCCTCTGCACTTCTGACGGTAATATCTAAGAGCGCGGTGTTACCTACATAAATCTCGCTCATTCAACACCTCGCTTGTCGAGTGTGACCTTGAATCCTTGCCCTTGCCCAACCTCATGCGCCAGGTCAAGGCTGTTGGCTACGGCAACGTTTTGGTTCTTCTCCGGGCTACCCTGAGCGGTAGCCATAGGCACAAAAGCAACCGCCTTGTCAACTGTCTTCGATGATACCATGAAAGCGGGAGCGGTTGAAACTACAGTCGGGTTACTTTCCACCCCGAACCCAACAGGAAGCACGCCGTTTGTCTCCGCCGAAAGAAAAACCCGCGAATCCGCCCAACTGTCGAAGACAAAATCGGCTCCGTATTGCTGAAAAGCCAAGTCCGGCATGGATTCAGACGGAAAAGTCCCGTTAGGGAACGCGGTGTCAAACATCGCTAACGTCAATCACGGTTTCTCCCGTGCTATTCCCATTTGCATCCGTAGGCAGGCTGATTCTTATTTTGTCTGTGCCGGGAACCGTGAAAGTCCTAGTCCCGGCCAACTTGCTGCCACCGGCCCTTTTCCCCGCCGCAAGAGCGAAAAAAGCTCGGAGAATGCCTTTCACCGTCCACTCGGTAGTCCCGTTGGATTCCGCTACCGTGTCTAAAAGAGCGGAAGCGTTATCGTTTGCGGTAGGAACGTCTGCTACAGTCGCCGCCCCATACGCCGCGAGAGCCTCTTCGCATTCGGTCTGCACTTCGGCTGCCGTGGCTACCGGGACCACTTCCACCGCTCCCCCGCCGTAGGAGTAGACCAACCCGTGCATCCCCGTGGAATCACCCTTGCTGTCAAACAGCCAGTCGCCATCGGCTTCCGCGCCGTCGTCCCTGGGATCAATTTGGGGGATGGGGATGGTGTAGGAAAAAGCCCTACCATTCATGGTGTTGAACCCGGCGATGGTGAAGCTCAGCCCTTCCGGGATAAGCTGCCCAGCTACTACCTTGAAACTGAGCATCAAAGCGCTACGAATCGGTACTCGGCCTTCGTTCGCTCCGCCAGCGTCCCACGAGGCCCATTCTCCATCCGGGTCAATGGTGAGGTTGCTCCCGTTGCCGAAATTCGCCAATTTGAACGCATGGCCCGTTTCGCTGTCAGTTGCCAGAGGTTGCCACGCCCGCAGGATTACAGAGCCGTAATTGGCCGGGATGTTCGATCCGTCCGCCCCGTTTAGCGTGATCGTGGTGTAGGTTACATCCCACCGTTCGCACCCCAAAACGCCCCGGTTGACATTGGCCCGTGCGGCTCTAGCAGCAAGGGCCGCGTCGGCGGCGATTGACGATGTATCAACCCCCGTCCAAGGCCCATCCCCGCCATGTTCGATCAAGTCGGCAACGATTTGGTTTGCAGTAGTCCCTGTCGTCACGTCGAAAGCCGTGAGGGAGGCAGTGCATGCAGTCTGCACGGCGGCGGCATCCGGCAATGTCTCCACGATGGTTTCTATGTTATCCACTTCCTCGTCTACGTCCACAAGGAGGCTCAGAAGCTGCGCCAAGGCCGTTGAGGTTTCCGTATCCACCGCAGAGAACTCAAGCTGCACCATGTCCAAATCTAGGACGTGGGCTGGGTTTCCGGTAGCGGAACCTGCATGTACATAACGAAGCTTTCCTTCTCCAGTTGCTGAAATGTTGCGCGGGTACAATCCGCATCGGTAGCCGTAATCAGTCGTGCGAGGATACATTTTATAAGCCGGAATGGTTTCCCAGGTGTCAACTCCCGCCGTGTAATCCCATCGGTATACGTCGATGTAATGAGGGGCGTTTCCGGTATACCGTCCAGGGGCGTAGACCGCTACTGGCTTGTTTGTGGTGTCTCCTGTTGCAAAAACTACCGTAACATCTAGGAATGTTCCGGCGTTGACTTCTCCGGTAGCAAAGTAGGCACCATCTTCCGCAGCCATGTCGGTGTAAGCCCCGCCGTCGTTGTCGCCCGTAGTGCGAGTTGCAGCGGTGGGGTAGTAGAACACAGGGGAAGCGATGGAAGCCGAAACCGTGTCAACTGAATTGGCCCTGAGTTCAAACTCTCCCGCCGTGCCCTGCACAACCCCGCCTACGGTGCCGTACAGATACCAAGACACATGCCCTGCCGCGAGTCCCGTGGTGTCAAGCGCCGTGCCGAAATATCCGGTTTGGGTGTTCTGCTTGGAAGGCTCGGTAGCAGTAGTCCAGTTCGCACCCCCGTCAACGGTGTACTTCAACGCAGGGTCGGTAGGGTCAACCGCGGCTCCCGTCGTCGGCTCGTGGAACATGCGGGCAAGGAGTACGGTTTCTCCGATGGTTACGTTCATCGTACCCCTCCGAATACTTGGGAAATTCCAGCCGCTCCAGAAGGTATGTCAATCTGAGAACACACCAGCGAAGCGACGAGCCGCCTTGTGGTCGTCTCCGTCCATGCCCCTGCCGCCGAGTAACTTGCGTAAGTGACGTGATCACCCCACCCCATGACGTCCCACCACTTCACATCTACAACGTCCATCGAGTAGAGCGTGAGGCTTGTCCCGGTCGTGGGCGTCAGGGTGATGTAATAAACCGTGTCGGCCAACAATTCCGCAATCGGGATGTTAAACCACCCATCACGCACCGATATGCCGGAATTGTTGCTTGAATCGTAGGTCTGCGTTGCCAAAGTAGACCCGTCGGCATTGTAGATCGTCGTCGTGTAATCGGACAATGTGGCGGTAATTGCCTTGATCCAAAGCAGCGGGCACTTGACGCTTATAGGCAGGTGAATCTTCATCGCGTGCCGGCGGGGATCGGTGCCGGTGTTGATCGCGTGCGCATTAAAAGCTGAACAGGGACTTGCCCCCGTCATCCAGCCGAGTACCGGAGTCGCGTCGTCCGATTCAAAAAGTACAATCGGAGCGGCTTCTGTCTGGATCAAAGCCCATGCTGCGCCGTCGTATTCCAGCCCCGCCCCGAGGTGCGGATGGGTATTGCCCAACGGTCTGGCACCGGTAAGAGAGATTGTGCCGCTCGTATAGGACGCCCACCTTGTCACAACCGCGATGTACGCCCCCTGCGCTACGTTGTTGCGCTTGGTGTCCAGCGTAACGATTGACAGGGCATTCGCCGTTGGTACGGTGTTCGCCGTCCAGGTATAGGCCCCCGCCGCCGTGCCATCAGGCTTGCCGGGGTTGTAGGTGGCAGCGTTGATACCTTGTAGTTCCAATGTAAGCTGAGAAGTCCCCGCTGTCGTGGTACCGAACCTAAGCCCCACCTTTGCGATGTTGTGCGTCCCGCCATCGGCCCAACTTACTTGACCCACCCAGGCACTTCTCTTGCCCGAGGCGTTTTGCGCCGCCATGCCCACCGCTGCCGGTGCCGCAGGATGCGCCAACGGATAGGGAATCATCATCGCCGGGGAATGAGAGACGCCCCCCAGGTTGACGTAGCTCATATCAGCGTCTCGCAGTTGAGCAAGTCGTACCCGTTGCCGTTATCCTCAATGACCATCCCGGTTGTCCGGCACTCCACAAACTCCGTGTGTTCGGTGAGAGTAACGGTCTGCCCGACTCCCTGCCATGCCAGTTTGGTCTTGGCACGGATTGCAGACAAAAGCTGCGCGTTGGTCGCGTTGGGGAAATAGGCGGCTTTGAGTTTTGCAAGCCCCCTGTCAAAATCCAGCGTATTCCCCGAGGTCGCCGTCCATGCGGTGAAAGCCGTTTTAAGCTGCGTAGCCGTGGCGGCTGGGTTGTCGATCACATAAGCACTCGCCCAAAGCCAGAACTCGCGCATGTCGATCCCCCGCGCATCGCACCATCGCAACACGCGAAGTGCCATTTCGTCAGCGCCGAAGTCCTGGCGGGTGTAGATCATTCGGTCACCCTTCCACCATTTTCTGTGCCAATGTTCGTTTTTCCATCCCGCGATGCCAACTTGCAACCCCAAGGATTGCTCCCGGCACGGAGAAAAGCGTCGTCATGGCAAGGATGAGTTCCGGCAAAACTTTCAGTAGGTCAAGCTGCTTCGTGACAAGGGCATAACCAACCCATCCGATAATTCCGGCGATGGAAAGCCCGAAGGCACATGCACTAACAAACCCCCAGAACGGACGCCACTTCCCGGCCCACCCGGCCTGTGACGCTTCCACCCGCATGGTCTGGTTGACCGTTTCCATCTGCGCCCCGGTAGCTGTTTCCATGCCTACGGAAAGGTCTGCATCAACCTTCTGAGCGTCAACCGCTATGCGCGCCCTGTCGTTGGCGATCTCTGCGAGGCGGATTTCCTTTTCTTTGGCTATCTCGGCGAGACGCATTTGAAGTTCGGGGCTTTGCCCGATGCGTGCGGCCACTTCCTCAATGGGAGAAGTCTCATCCCCCGTGACTTCGCGCATCAGTTTGTCCACGAGAAGGCCGGAGCCAGGGACTACAAAGTTTGCCACCGTGGGGGCAACTCCCTTCACAACGTCCAAAACGGTTTCATACCAAGGCTTATCGCTCATGCAATCTCCTTCGGCCATTTGCCCGTAGCCATCATCTCGGAAAGCCGGGTAGCCCGTTTGCCTACTTGTTTTGCCCAGGCACTATCAAGCATTTCCAGGGATGCTTCTATGTACTTTCCGGACTGCACAAGAGCCAATGTGGCAGGGAATTTGAGCAACCCGTCTACCCCAAGATTGAACGCCATGTCAGCCAACACGGCGGCACGCACTTCGTCGAGTTGAACGATCCAAGGAATTCGCCGTTCCAGTTCTCGCGCAACATCCGTCATGTCATCTCGGAAAATGGCGTAGGCTTGATCCGGCGTGATTCCCTTGGCGTCGAGATTGTGACCTATACCGATGGTCAGCTTTCCAGCCGTGCAACGATAAGGCTTTAACTTCAAGCCCTCGTGAAGCACAAGGAGGTTGGTCAATTTGTCCATCACGCACCGCACTGCGGGCACGCTTCACCCGTCTTGTGTGAGCAATCGGAATATCCGCACTTAGGGCACTTAAAGCACATTCAGTCCTCCCAATCGTCGCCGTAAAGCCAATTCACCGTAGTTCTACCCGCCCACCAGCCAAGGAGGCAGACGGTTAAACCGCCTACGATGAAGCCAAGCAAAATAGTTGCTGCGTAGGCTTGCCAACTCATCACGGACTCCTTGCCGCCCATTCGGCCAAGAGTTTAAGGACGTAGTAGGCGGCGGCAAACAGCGTGCCTAGAAACGCTACACCTTTCAGGATGTATCCGACGCCGCGTTTTTTAACCGCCGCTTCGGTTTGTTCCTTTTTCCTGCGCTCGAGGAGCAGTTTCACGTCATTGGCGAAGGAGTCCAGTTTGCGGTCGATCTCATCAACCGTTGCCCCAATGGCTCCTACTTTCAATACAAGCTCGTCGTGACCGGGGCAGGTTTCCACGGATTACGCTCCGAACTTGGCTTCCAGAGCCACAATCGTATTATCCGCCGCGCTTGTGTGGCGGAGCAGATATTCGGTATCTGCCGCGAGGACAAGTGTTTCCTGTACCGTGGTCCCGGTCATGCTGCGTTGCCAGATAACATCTGTTCCGGCAGCCGAAACCGTGGGCGTGGAAAGAGCTTCCATTGCGGAAGTGATCGTGCTTTCCCGGTTCAGGTTGTAAAGCGTTGCCGCCGTAGCCCCTGCCGAGGTACAGGTAGGCGCTTCGTACAGGTAGACCGTTCCAAGCCCCGTGGAAGAAACCGAAAGCTCGGTGAACACTTCGCTACCCGCCGGGGTTCGTATGAGGAGATCGGTATTCTCAGCCGTGTCGCTGTCGGCGTTGGTAAACGACGCCTTGAACGCTTTCCCGTTCAGCGTCAGCATCTCCCAAAGTGATTCGGTAGGCGTGGCGTTAATGACGCTCATTTGCCCTCCAATTCAGTGAGTAGCGCAATGAGCTTCTTGCGCCCGGTTTGCGGAGCGACCTTTTTGTTTGCGTTGTGCAGCCGTTCCCGGATGTCGGCGTCGGTGAGGTTGGCGTAAGGTTCGGCGACTTCTGCCTTTACTTCCTCGTCTACCAGCTCACAGCTCTTGGGGAGTTTCCCCTCGATGATGAACTCGTCTCCTGGTTTTCTTCGTGCACCGCCAATGAAGCACAGTATTTTCGCTTTGACTTTCATAGTGTACCTATCCCGCCGTGGTGAGGGCTACGGAACCTATATTGAGCAGGATTCCGAAGCGAGTATCGCTAACCCCTTGAAGGACAAGGGTTTCCCCTGCCGCGTTGAAGGTTGCGATTTCGTTGGTCCCGTCAAACGTCCCGGAAGTCAACGTAACGGTGTGGCCGGTCGTACCGGAATCGGTCTGCGTGATGGTCAGAAGAGTCCCCGCCGAAGGCGCGGCGTAGGTCATGGTAAGGCCGGAAGAGACTTCCTTGTTGAGCTGCACAAACGAAGCTCCTGCCACGGGAATGGCACCCGAAGCCGTGTACTCGGTGGGAGTAATCGCAACCCCCGCCAAATCTGCTTGATCCGAGGTGATAGCCGCAGCGGTAACCGCGCCAGTGACTTCAAGCGCTCCAAGCACCTTTGCGCCACCTTCTACGATCTGCAAACGAGCGGTTCCCGTGGTGTCTTCAAACGACTGCGCCACCTGTCCGGCAGCTTCCGCAATCGTCGCCGTGATGGTTTCGGCGGCACCGACGACCGTGCAGCGCAGTCTGTACCACTTGGTCTTGCCCTCATGCAGATGAGAAGCCGAAGTCACCGATGAAAGGGTATCGACCACCTGATACGCACCGACCACCGGATCGCGTGTAGATTCAAGAACGACGGACCCCGTAAACGTGCCGGCGAGACTCCATGAAATCGTCTCCCCATCGTTGAAACTTAAAGCGGTTGTCTTGTCGCCTACTGCCGTAAAGGACGCCATGTCGTCTCCTTTAGGATAGGGGGGCTTGCGCCCCCCTTCCAGGTCAGTTGTTAGATGGCGTCAGGCAGGGCAACCCACCCGCACGGATCGGCGGAAATGAAAGCCTCGATGGCCCCTCCGTCCAGATTGTGGTCGGCAACGGTTTCCCACATGCCCATGTAACGCTCGTAGGTAGCGCCGAGGGGCAGAGGGTAAACCATCGTGTAACCCGCAACCAGTGTACCAACGGCGACGGCACCGGTAGTGAGATGAGTCGTCGCGCTCGTGGTGAGAGCGGCAACGCTGTCGGTGTAGAGGTCGAACTTGACCGTCGCGGTGTCGTCCACGGCGTCAGAGAAGGCCGTGACAACCCGAATGACCCAATACAGGGGCTGCCCATTGCCCAGGTCACGAAGGGTAGGGACGGAGCCGAGGTCGATGACATCCCCGGCGATGGCGTTACCGGCGTTGATAACAACGTCGGTCGAGGAATCGCAGAACTGTGCCAGCTTGTCAATAAGCATTGTATTTTCTCCTTGTCAGGTTGGTTTGTTAGATACCGGCTTCGGTGGACAGGATCGCGTCGCAACGACGAACCGGGATGCCTCGGAACTTGGTGACGAGTTTGCCCGTTGCGTCTTCGAAGTTGCCGTAAGCCAGCTGAGAACGAGCGTTAGCCTGAAGGTCGAGGGCGTCGAGCGAATCGCGGTTCGCGTAGAACACGGGGCGACCGATGGAGAGCATCGGGATACGGCGCATGGCCTGACCCATCAACTGGAACAGGTCGGGGCCGGTAGCAGCCGAGGCGACGATGTTCTCAAGGTCGTAGTTGATTCGGACCACATACCGCCAGTCACGCACGGAAAGGCCGCAGTTCCACTTGTAGTGGGTACGCATGGCCTGGAAACGTCCACCAGCGGCGTCGAGGATCGTCTGTTCGCCGTGGTCCGTGACCTGAAGACCCGCCTTGCTGCCCTTGGGGTAGATCATATGGACGGTGTTCGGGCTCCACACCACGAGCCAGATGGAGGTGTTGTCCGTGCTATCGGGAGTCGCGGCAGAGGTCAGGATATTCGCGCCGTTTTCCGCCGTCTGGGAATTGAAGCGAGGGGCAAGACCCGTGAACTCGGCAGGAGCGGTTCCTTCATTCCCGTAGAAAATGGTGGAAGCGAGTTCCTGATTCATCGCCTCGATGAACGGGACCTCCTCAGAGAAACGCCACTCGGCAGAATTGCCGTTGAGGCTGTACAAGTCCTTGTCGATTTCCGCGTAGGCTTCCAGCATGCCCACGTTGTCGGTGACCTGGACGGTGCGGCTCTTGGAGGGCTGGACGCCGTAGTTCAGCTTGCGCCACGTCACATCCGGAAGACCGCTACGCACAGTGGTACGATGCGAGGCAAGGCCGTTGGCTTCGACCATCGTCAGGTCTTGAAGAACTTCGTTCTGTGCCGCCAGGACTTCGGCGATGTCGGCAATCTTGCCGTTGGGGTCCAGACGCTTCGCAACGTCAATCAGAGTGGGGTTGGTTGCAGCCAGAAGACTCATTGTATTTTCTCCTTGTTAGGATTTGTCGTATAGGTTTTTTAGACGGGCGCTAACGGTATGTTTTCCCGTCGTTTTACCAGGGTTTGCAGGTGCTCCACCTGGGGCACCTAACGCCTCTTTCTTTTCCGCTTCCAACTTGGCAGCGGCTTGTTTCGCGGCTTCCGATGCACCCTTTGCCGCCTTGTACTTATTCAGCGCCCATACAACGTGCTGTGGGTCGCTGTTAGCAGTCACTGGGGCACATCCTTCCGCCTTGACCCATGCGTAAAAATCTGGGTCTTTTTCGTACTGAGCGGCATCCGGTACTTGCGACAGGATGTAAGTCTTTCGTTCACTGGCTTCGGGCGGTGCCTGTACGGGTTGGGCTTTTGGTTCGCCTCCCAACTCCGCCAGCTCGCGTTCTAACGCCCGAAAAGCAGGGCGGGCAATGGCAAGCAAATCAGGGTTTTCGTCCACCTTGGCCTTCAACTCTTCCATTTCAGCCTGGATGGACAGCCGCTTGCTTTCCACTTCCTTTGCGCGGAACGCTTCAACCTGTGCCTTAAGTTCGGCGGCTTCCATCTGCGCCTTCGTAAACGCGGTTACGGTGTCAAGACGCCTTTTCTCTGCGGCTTGGTATTCTTCTTCCGTGTACGTTTTAGGCGTTGCCGTTTCACTCGGTGCCGCTTCCACGGTCTGCGTAGTTTCGACGGGAATCTCTGTGGGAACAGGAGCCGCTTGCGTTTCTACCGTTGCCGTAGTCTGTTCGCCTTCCATGTTCGATCCTTTCGGAGCCTTATAGGCGGGAATCTTATCAGAGCCGCGTCAAAGGGAATCCGCTATTCAGGCGCGGTATTGCGCCATCATTTCTGGAGCTTCTCCACCGCTTCCTGACTGTGCAGGCGTTGTTCCGGGTTGGTCCATTCCTGGAGGCATTGCGCCATTCCCTGCAACTTCTGAAAGTCCTCCGGCCTGCATCTGGTCAACTTGTCCTTGATCGCTTCCAATTCCTGCTTCTGGCATAAGACCCATTTCTTGAAGCAGGAGTTTTGCAGCAACTCCCTCAGTTCCGCCGTCGTCATCATCGGATTTGACAAGGGTTTCAACCTCCATAGCGTCGGCAAGTTGCCGTATCAGTTCGTCAAAGTCGATTTTCCCGGCCTGGGTCGCTTCCAAGGCTGCAGGGTCGGCAGGTATTTTGTTTAAAACCGTTCCGGCTACGTTGAGAAGCTGCATCAACCGTGCGGAGCGGAACTCTCTAACCATTGAGGACCGCACGCCCGTTGCACGTACGGAAACGGGCACCTTCAACTCTTCTCGCTGGTCAAATTCCTGGAACCAGCGATGTACGAAGCCGAGATGGTCTTCGATAACGTCATCCAGGCGCGTCAGTCTCGCTTTGGTGATGCGGTTGGAATTGGATTGAACGATGGATTGACCCGTTGCCGTGTTGGCATTCGGAGGCGCGTCAAGACCGGAGGTCTGCATGTTGACGCCCGTCACTTCGTCAGCGATTGACTTGTAGGTGTTGAGCATTTCCATGAGGCCGGATGTGTTGTCGGGAATCAGGACGGCATCTATTACCGGCCCCTCCGCCCCTGTCTTTGCGACCCACGGCTTACCAGGGTACAGGGTTACTAAATCTTGCCCCTCAACCGCGCGATCCGCGTAAAGCGTGAACATCGGAACACAGGAAAAAGCTTTCCCCCGGTTGTAGAGTCGTAACGTGCCGTTGATAAGTCTCTGGGGGTCGAAGATGGACTCGGGCAGACCCATGCCCCAAAAGGAGGAGGGCTTAACGTCCCACACGTACCGAAGGAAGGGTTTGCGCGGCACTGGGTAAAAGGGGTTGAGCGATGCTTTTAAAACTTCACCGTCACACACGCAGACGGTAACGCATACCCAATCGTTATCTTTGAGCTTTTTGCCGACCACGGAAAGACCAACGGAAGGGAACTGCTCCCGGATATCCTGAACTTTACACTCGCCCCAATACTCTAGGACGTAGACGTTCTCCGTCACACTAGCGTTGTCGTTTTTGCCATTCCGCAATGCCTGTTCCCACGATTCTGCGGTGCCTCCCCCCTTGCGTTCGGCAATGCGGTCCATTGCCGCTTGCGACCAACCCAACCTCTTACCGTCACGCCAGAACTTCTGCGGTGACATTCGATGCCGGATAACAATGGCGTCGGAGGATTCAACGTCGAGGGAATCGGGCGCAGGGTACACGTCCCAAGGGGAAACCACGATGGAGCCGGGGAACTCTTGCGAATCCTTTACCGCGACCTTGCGGCTGTTCCAAATGCCCTCTTTCTGATACTTGATAGAGTCCTTGGAAGACGGCACCGACACGCGAAGAAATCCAGTGCCGGACCAAATGGCGTCAAGGATCATCCCGCGATACTTCCGGTCGATGCCGTCGTGCGCCAGCCATTCGCGGTAAATCTTTTTCAGGTCTTCTATCGCCTTTTCAATCTTCTCGCCTTCATTGGGGATGTCTGCCGCTTCCATACCAAGAGCTTGCTTGGCCGCTGAAAGCATCTTGGCGACTTTGCCAATCTTCTTTTCCATCTCCCCGGATTCGTCGGCTTCAAGGTCGAAGGTGTCGATGATGGACTGCGCCACGTCATCCATCTGAGCCAAGGCAGAGCGCACCTTCTCACCAGTAAGGCGGTAGAAAATGCCCATACCTTCCGGCTGTGTCGCTTCGGCTTGGTTCCACGTGGCTTGGATGTCAGGCGAGAACTCGCCCAAGGTGTTGTAATACGCCTCGAGCCAGATTCTTTCCTGCGGCTGCCGCGCTTCCTTCGCACGTTCAAACGCATCCGTAACGTAGGATGCAAGCGCGGTCATTTCTTCTGTGCCTAACTTTTTATCTGCCATCATTCCCTCGGGCCGGTAGTTATCCGGCAAAAGAGGGTTAAATGCTTAGAAACCCATCGCTGAATCAATGGGTCGATGCTTCTGATTCAAGACCTTTGCAATATCGCTTCTTATGCCGCCTAATTGTTCGGCAAACCTAAGGCCCATGATCCCATAGCGAGTTGCAGACAAGAGGTCGTCAAACTCCTTGACCACACGTCCGTCTTTGCGGTGATACAGGCGGAACTCGTCGAACCATTCCGCAAGGTGGGCGAAGACCTTGAACCGTCCGGTTAGCATCCGGTCCAGCATGTCGAAGATTCCAGCCTCAACCCCGTTGGTCCCGTCCTCAAACGTGATGCGCTCGGGAAGCATCGAAAGACCTTGCGCTCGGTACTGTGAGGCAAGTTGTTCCCCGCTGCCCTTGTCGTGCTGCAATCCATCGTGAGGCCATGCAAACTTGACCTTCCAAGGTTTTACCGATGCGGCATGGATAACAGGAGTCGCCTCAGAACGTCGGTAGGCGTTGACCACGTAGACGCAATCGGAACCACGGTCCCAAGCGAGATGAACCGCCGCTGTGGGATGATCCCAGCCGAAGTCAATTCCACCGATGTGGACCCAATGACGCGGAATCTCAAACGCCTGGACGCTGATAATGGATTCTTCAACGGGGAAGATGCGGCCACTACCCAAGATCGGGATGCCCTTGGTTCGGGCTTCCCGTTCGTGGGGAGGGAACTGCGCGATGATCCGCTCGCGTTCTTCGGCGGGGATGTGCAGCGCGTCCTCGATGGTCATGTTTGTATCGGCGGGCGTGTGAATCAACTTGCGCACAACGTCGGTCATGCCAAGGAGAGGCGTAAACGTGGTGAAGATGATCCCGCCCGTGGCAATGGTGCGGGCCAGGGCTTCAGAGTAGATGTCTTGCGGGGGTTCTTCGTCCATCCAAACGACGTTGACCGGAGGGCCTTGCCACTTCTGCCTACCTTGCGCGTAGTATTTGCAGCGCACTGTAGACCACCCGCCCGACACATGCTTGATCTTGGCGTAGTCCAATAGGTCAGCCACGCCCAAGGCGCTTTTCTTCTCTCCAATCAATGCACCAGGGATAGCCCCGGTTCCCATTTCCCCGACCATGCCGAAGAGAGCCCGTTGCGGATTGTCTCGGGTTGTTTCCCCGGTATCGGACCCAATCCATGCCAGTATCGGACGCTCAAACCTTCGGCCCTTCCACCATTCCGGGTACAACCCCGTGAGATGGTAAGCGACCTCACACCCACCCGCAAAGGTCTTGCCGTTCTGGTTGCCAGCGCGCAACAACCTCTCGCGTTGCGTCAGGCCGGTTGCGTGAAACTCAATCTGCTTGGGATAAGGGGAATATGTATAGAGCTTGCGCGTCTGCCTACGGCGCTCTTTCTCAAGGCGCAGAGCTAATTCTTGCCGCTTGGGGTCAAGAGCGGCGAGTGAGCTGTGCAAGCTCGTCCTCGATCTCTTGGTCGGTCATGGCCGCAAGGCGATGATTGATGTCAAGCTCTTGCTTGTCGCGCCAATGGTCCGACTGGCGATTCTTGAGCCAGAATATGCAGGCGGTTGTATCGGGAGGGTATTTCTCTTGAAAGGGTACAATGACGGGTTGGCCGTCGTGTTGAAATATCTTCTCGGAAGGATGTTCGTAACCAAGAGCGCGCTCGTACAGACTGCGCTCTACTCGTGCGTCGGCTTCTGTCTTCCAATCCTTTAAGGCATCCGAAAACTCAGCGTGTTCGACTTTCCACAAATACCAAGTTGACACCGCAACGCCAAAGAACTTCGCCATTTCCTCATCGGTCCACCCCTTGCGCGCTACAAACTCCACTTGCGCTAAATCGAGTGTGCCGAATTTGGAAGGTCTTCCCCCTTTGTTCTCTTGGCCCTCAGACAAAAAAGAACTCCCCTTGGCGTTGGAGGAACGCTTCGGGGAGTCGGAGGGAACTTTAGGGGTTTTCGGTGCCATGTGACGTAAATTGTCACATTTGGGCTGCCGTGTCAAGCGGAAGTGACAAAAATTGTCACATAGGTTATTACGTGTTGTTCGACATATCTGCCCGCCCAGCTCCGTAAGGGTGGCCCCTAAGTGCTGCGAATAAATCTCTCACGATATTGTTGGCTTCGTTGCTATATTGTTTTGGTTTATCGGCAGCACACGTGGAACACGGAAAATATTGGCATTTCACCCCGTTAACTCGGTAGCATAATCTTTTCTGAACAGCTCTCATGCATCCAGTCTGGCTAGATATAGATGCCATGTGACTTAGAAGGAAATCCATTATCCCAGCCGTATCCGACATAGGTGCATCGAAATATACTTCAACCATTTTTTCTTGTGCGTTCATTTCCCCTCCTTGTTTGATTTCCGTTGTATCCGCTCGGACGGCTTTCAAACACCATCCCGGCCCATAAAAATATCATCCCGTCTGGAAACAACGCGCACAAGCCCTTTTGCAAACTATTTTCGCTTTTCTTAAAATATTTCGCTTCCCCCTATTGACTTAATATCAAGACGGCGCTATTCTCTACCCATACACAAACACAAACGCGAGGAGAACTAAAAATGGAAAAGATAAAAAGATACACAGTTGACGTAACCAAGGTTGACGGAATGAAAAGCACCTATTTTGTGGCCGCTCTTTCCTGCGGCGGGGCCGAAAAAGCAGTCCTTAAAAATGTCTACAACGCCAAGTACGCGCTGGCCGAAGAAATGACCGAACTCGGCCACTTCTACCCTGATCTAATCTCGGAGGCAGTAGGGCGCGAATTATATAATCGCCTTTAGGCCGAAACGCCCTCCGGGGCGTCCACCCGTCAGGCGGGTGCTGATGAGGCCCAAAGGAGATACTATGAGAGTCCGCAACAAAGAGATCGCCACCAAAAACCACGCCGATTTTCGAGCACGGATGAAAAAGATGGGCTACCGCCAGGTGTCGGTTTGGGTGCTGGATTGCGATGCGCCCAAAATCCGCGCCTTGGCCGAGGAACTGAAAAACAAAAGGCCATCCGGTTAGGGATAGCCTCTTGCCGACGAGCGGGGTTCTTTAGGCTGACAAATAACGTTCGGTCGGTATCACTCGTTCGACATGCCGTCGCGTTCAAACGATTCCCAAGACCGTATTTGCCTTTTGGGACTTACTCCGTCGAGTGGAACCCTATCCATCGGTGCCTTACTTCATGCTCGCCTGAAACGCCGGTAGGTTTAACCCCATCTTCGGCGTCTTGCTGCCCGTAGGCAGTCTCACAAGCCCGTTTCCGGGTACTGTGCGAGTATACTGCAACCTGTTGTGGGCGTCAACACGATCCCCCGAAAATGGCCTTGAACATGTGAACCCACAATACAACCGCCATCCACAAACCTATCGCCACGACAATGAAACCCATAGCCACGCCTAAAAATTTATTCCACATGCTCAATCCCTCCACCCTTTGTCCTTCGGTTCCTTGCCGTGTTCTCTATCATGGCATATAGCGCACAGTAGGGCCGTATTTTCAACGCTGTCCTCTCCCCCTTGGCTTCGGTGCGTCTTGTGGTGAAAGTTGAACGTGCGAGGTTCTTGGAGCGTCCTGCCGCACTTCTCGCACCGATGCGCCCGAGTCTCCCACACCACACGACAAACTTCTTTCCATGCGGCCCACTTCTTTGCACGCTTGGCGGCGGTGCGCTTGCTTGGCTTTAGCACCACTTATCCATCGCCCATACTATCAAGCCCAAGCATACCCAAAAAATTAGACACAACAATATGGCTACCAGCAACCCAACGCCCAGAAAAATCAGAGTTGATAACACCGTAGATATCATCACTTGTCCTCTGGGATCAGCATGAAGGCGATGGGTCGGTACATCCTACCTTCGGAGTCGGCAAACCAAAGGCCTCTTGCGCCGGATTTCAACCGTTTGGAAACGTAGGAACCTATTGCGTAATATCCTTCGCCGCAGTTGAGAAAGAGAGACTTCCCCTTTGGCGCTTGGATCATGTCGTGGTTCCAGCGGAAGGCGGATAGTGCCTGTTCTGCGTCGCGGTACTCGACATAATCGCCATCCGGGTCTTCAACTAAATCGTCACAGTCCATGCTATAACGCTGCATCGTTTTCTCCTTTCCCCTCCCAAAACCTTCCCTCACGCCCGCATCGTCCGGTCAGTCGGGCGAAGAGCCAGCCGGGGGAACGCTCATAGTTAACCCAGCCTCGCCCCCAGCACCACCTCTTGAAGCAGTGCCGGCACGTCTCGCACGTCCTTTCGGGGCGGGTCATGCCATTAGGTCTTTCTGCCACACGGCAAGACATCTCTTACAGGTGATGGTGTGAGAAAAAGCTTCCTCCAAAGGCCAACCCTTGTCATATACTATACCGCAGAATGAAGTATTGTGGTGTTCCGAGCCAGGGGATACACCGCGATGCGAGGTGAGATGGGCCTTGCCAGTCTTTGGGTGTTTCCTCCACTCGCTATGAGCAGGAGGAAAATAAGTCACTTCGCACATCCCTTTCATGTCGGCTCCTTCTTGTCCAGGAGGGCGCGGATATTGTTCTTAATCTCTTTGGTAGACTTAAAAACTTTGTCGCCATCCGAGTCTATAAACACAAATAGTTTATCGGGTATCGCATCTATCACCTCTTCCAGCGCCTCCCTTCTCGCCTCGGCCTTCTCGGCAGCGATACGGGCGGTGAGTAGGTCGTAGGTGAATGCTTTCCCGTTTGGTTCGTCAATCCCGAAAGAAAAATCGGTGGATACACTCCAGTCTGTATAAATGATTACTGATATTCCTTCCGGCTTGCTCATATCCCTGCCTTTCTGCAATATGGGCACCCATTAACCGTGAGCGGAGGGTACACGGTGTTATTCGCGTGTATGCTATGACCACATTCCAGTTCCACAACCCAAAAGATTGAGCCGCATCCTCGATCTTTATATGCCTCGACAACACGCACCCTGCCTTTGGGAGTTTTCCTGGTAGACACGTTTTTGAGCGTCAACCCCCCATTCCCTACGCGCTCCCAACTCATAGCCCTGCCTTTCTGAACGCACGCTTTGAAATGCACGAGGCGCATTCGCACGGCTTCTCGTCCCCTTCGCAGCTCCAGTTCGCCATTACCCGCAGCGCCTCCACCATGTCGGGGAGGGCGACGATGAGGTCTACGCGCTCTTCCGTGGCGCAACGATAAATCAAGTCATTGCCCGCTCGGATGTACCACCATCCGTCTGTGCCTTTTATTTTTTCCCACTGCTCCCCGGTTTTCATTTGGCCTCCTCGTTGTGAACCCTAGGGCACCCTCTCCCGAATCCGCAGCCGCAATCGCTATCAAATTTCGCCGCTTCCAGAATCTGAGTTGCCGCCGAGATCGCAGGTTCGTCCACCTTGAGCACCTTGTACCCTGCCGCATCAAGGGTCTGGATCGCGGCGGAGATGGAACGCTCTCGCGGCATAGCGGGGCCGGTAAACGGGCTCAAATACTTCAGATATATGTCTAAGGCGCATTTGCACTTTTCTTTCCCGCAGAACGGGCACAGCGCGTTGGGTACGGTGATCAGGTCTCGGCTCATTTTGTAAATCCTCCGCATAGCGGGCAAATAGCCAAATTGATTAGAACTTGTTTCCCGCAGGAATGGCACCAGACATATGCGCTCATTTCTCCTCCACAGCCGCCTTGAGGGCGGAGGGAATTATCTTTTTAACCTGTTCTTCAAACGAATGGGCTGACTCGTTGAGCATGGCATCTAATCCTGCCTCCACCATCTCCTCGCTCGGATGCTCGGCGAGGTAGCACAATGCTTCGCGCACATCTTCACAATGGATTTCACGTATAACTTCTGGGAAGCTCCTCCCACGTCTTTTCCCCGGCTACCCACGATTTATGGGTACACCGCTTTCGCGGCTGCTTCGATGGTGGTCATATCCTATTCCTCCGGGCCGTCGATGTAGCGCCAGCGGGAGACGTTGTTCAATCTCCAAGTTTCGGCATCAAATGCCTCAAGTCCGAACCCCTTTTCTCCGTAGATGATCTCGCACAACCTTCCCTCTCCCGGCCTCTCCTCCGGCCACTTGCGCCAGCGGTACTTCTCGATCAAGGCGGCTTCGCGTTGGAGGGCTTCGGTGAGCTTGTATTCCGCCTCCTCAAGACGAACCCACTCGCCGTTGAAAGGGTCTTCCGCCCCGATAACACTCTGAACTTTTTCCCAAGTCGCCATCTTCACTTCTCCTTGCGCCGGCAGTCGGGGGCGTGACCTAAAAGCGAACCCGTTACCCTGCCGCAGCAATCGCAGCGTTGCGCTTTCACCCGTTCCAGCGCCTCGATGCGCTTGTGGGCGGCGGCGAGTTCGGCTTCCTTCTCGGCAAGATGGGCGCGTAGATTATCCACCTGCAGCATTAAACAGCTTTTCGAGTGGTACACTCTATCTGGAGTTTGCAAACAGTCGCATGCCATCCTCTACCCCTCCTTGAGCGCGGCGGTGAGAGCGGCTTTCCACTCTATTTTCTGGTCACATGTTTCAGGGGGAGTTATGCACCCTCCGCGTGTCGGCCAAATAGATTCGCACGCCCTGCACGCCATCTCGTCCGTAACATCACGGTCAAGCGCCTTGCTGATTTCCTCCACCTGGGCGTCGGTGTAGAAACGTCCTCGAACGTCTTCTTTCGCCACCGGGCTACCATCCCATGCGAAATAGTCGCCTGTCGGCCAAACCTTTACGATATCAACCCCTTCCGGCATCTTCATGGCTACTTCCTCCGATTCTTGACCGTCACTTCGCACGGTTCGCACCTTGTACCCGGCCCGTCGTATTTCTTCCCTGGTCAGCCATGTAATACGGTAAAAAGCTTTCAGAGATTCGGTTCGTGTGTGTGCAAGAGATTCCCACCAAGGCGATCCTCTCTTCGTCACAACGACCCATGCTTTACCCTGTTTAGCCATTTTCTTCCCTCCTATCAGTTGGTCCTCAGAAGTGGGGGCCGAGGTTATCGGCTTCGTTCCGCTTTCAGGCTTCGTAGCCTTCCGTCAATTGCCCGTAGCTCCACCATACTTGCTCACCCTGGCGTGGAGACGATCCGCAAGTATCGCACCCACCATGCCGCCCCACTTCTCAAGACCAAAATTGGTTGGCAGACTTCAACGCCGTCTGCCAGGGCGGTTGAACTTTACCGCACGAAAAGATGAACGATTGCCCCGATTGCCAGATACACAACCGGCTTAGTTATGGCGAACACGGCTCCAGCAATCAGTTTTTCCTGTGTGCTGCGTTCATCTTCCGCGTCGGTGTCTTTGGCGAAAAGGAAGGATATCGCCATTGCAAACCCGATAGACTGTCCGATGGACAGCACGGGCAACCCGAATACCCCGGCGACGAACCATCCCCACAGCACGCTGAACACGTACCCATTGGCGAAAGTGCTTACAATCGCAACCACGAAAATGCTGCACAACAATCCGAATGCCGCCATTTATTTGCCTCCTATCGGTTAAGTAACTCCCCTCCCGTGTGCGGACTCCCGCCACTGCCCCGACCCTACATCTCGATCCCGCGATAAGCAAACTCGGGGGCCATTTGGCCGGAGGGGATAAGGGGTTATTTAAGCATCGCTAAAATGGCTATATGTCGGGCGATATTTCTCGGAGGCCATTCCAAAAACACCCCGATATTCTCCATCGTCTTCGTCACCTGCACGCCCATCCCCTCTGGGCAAGTCGTCGCCGTATACCCAGGCAACCCGGCGAGGGCTTCCTTGACCTTCTTGTCTAACTGTTTCCGCGCCGCCCCCTGCCAGTAGAGTACGCAGTACAACTGGCGGTCGCCCCAATTGGGGTGCTTCTCCCGCATCCTTCGGACATGGTCCGCAAGGGGGAACTCGTTCACGACGGCATAGATCGGTTTCGTCATGTCATACACCGACTCGAAGAGCGGAGCGTTCGGAGGGCAGCGGTCGCTCTTCCCGACATTCGGACACCCCTTCGGGTGAAGCGGGTAGGCCCGCGCGCACAATCCACGAACGAAATGGTCAATGACGACACGAACACGATAAAGATTAGGATTCATTTTCCCTCCAATTTTCGCGCATACTCCCGGATCGCCTGTCGAAACTCAGGCCGCACCCATATTGTGAGTTCAACAAGTCCTTTTGCTCGGCGGCGCGCTCGAAGTGCCGCCATCTTTTGCTGCCCGGTGAGTCGTGCCATTTTCTAAGCCTTGTTTTTGTGCTGTAGGAGGTGGGGCTTGTTCCCTTCGGGATAATAAACGCTCCACCCTTTTGCAGATGAATACGTTCTCCGCTGGGAGCTTTCCCGCATCTCGCCGACCTGGGAGCTTCCCCGCATCTCGCCGACCTGGGAGCTTTCCCACATCTCGCCGACCTGGGAGCTTTCCCACATCTCGCCGACCCGGGAGCTTCCCCGCATCACGCCGACCTGGGAGCTTTCCCGCATCTCGCGGACCTGGGAGCTTCCCCGCATCTCGCCGACCTGGGAGCTTCCCCACATCTCGCCGACCTGGGAGCTTCCCCGCATCTCGCCGACCTGGGAGCTTCCCCACATCACGCCGACCCGGGAGCTTCCCCGCATCTCGCCGACCTGGGAGCTTTCCCACATCACGCCGACCTGGGAGCTTACCCACATCTCGCCGACCTGGGAGCTTCCCCAC